AAAAGAGTTAGGTGTTGATTTACCTAAAACAGTAACAAATAAAATAGATAGTAGTCAGGCAGAAAAAGCAGAACATCAAAAGTACTTATCAAAAATAAGTGCAATGTACAATATGTTTTAAAATAAAATAATATGAGAGAAGATATACTACAAGCATTAAGCGAACTAATAAAAGAAAAGACAGAACTTAAAGCTGAAAAGATTGAGTTGGGTTTAGTAGATGATATAAAACAATTACACGCAAATATTATAGCTAAAAAATCTGTAGTAAAAAAACAACAAAACAAAGCAATAGATACTGTAAGAGAAGTTAAAATGGATATAGTAAAAATAAAACAAGATGCAGTTGAAGCTATAAATAAAATTGAAAAATTTAAAAAAGCAGCAAAAGAACTTGGTATTGATTATCCAAGTATTATGCAAAAAATTGAAAAAGATTTAGAAAAAGCTTTTAAAGAATCAAAAGATACTCAAGGTAATGTTGAAAAAGCATTACAATTATTATAAAAATCAAACAAACAATAATTAATTCTATTATATAAAAAAAAGACAAATGGATTTAAAACAACAAATATTAGTAGCACTTGGTCTTGACAAACAAGAAGAAAGTGTTTCTCTCGAGTATCAAGCGAAACTTGAAGATGGTACTATAATAGTTTCTACTGCTGAATCATTAGAAGCAGGAGTGGATGTATCAGTTCTTACAGAAGATGGAACAACTATGTTACTTCCTGTTGGAGAATACAAGACCGAAGATGGTCAAGGTTTTTCTGTTGAAGTTGAAGGTGTAGTTGCTGAACTTTACGAAAAAGAAGAAGAAGTAGTAGAAGAAGAAGCTACAGAAGAAACTGATAAGGAAGAAATGAACGAAGAAATTACTGAAGAAGTTGAAGAAACTGAAACAGTAGAATTTGATTCGGTTGCTTTTATGGATGAAGTTAAGTCCGTAGTAGTTGATCTAATGAGTAATGTAAATACTGAGATTGAAACATTAAAATCTGAGTTAGCAGAACTTAAATCAACAAATGAAGAATTATCTTCAGAAAAAGAAAAACTATCTGCACAAGTAGTAGAGTTATCAAATGAACCTGCTGCTAGTCCTGTAGATATTAATAAATTTAGTGCATTAGGCAAAGAGCTTTCTAGTAAAGATATTGCTAAAATGTCTAAAAGAGAAAGAATATTATATAACATAACTAAATAAATAAAAAAATGGCGTTTAACGTAACATCAAACTATTCAGGAAAAGCATTCGGACAATATATTTCGGCTGCTTTAAAAGAAGCTAAATCTTTAGAAGGTTTAACTGTCTTAGAAAATATTAAATACAAAGAGAACATTAGAAAAATGGCAGGTTCTAGCTTAGTAGCAGATGCAACTTGTGATTTTACTGATGCAGGTACTTTAGCTTTAACAGAAAAAGTATTAACTCCTAAAAACTTACAAATTAACGTAGACCTATGTAAGAAAACTTTACTATCAGGTTGGGAAGCAGAAGAAATGAAAGCAGGTTCTTTTAACAGAAATGCACCAACTTTTGATCAGTATGTATTATCTTACTTTGGAGAATTAATTGCAGATTCAGTAGAAGGTTCTATTTGGTCAGGTGCAGATGCAACAGGTGGACAATTTGAAGGATTCTTAACGGCTACTACAGGTGCTTTTGCAGTTGATGGTGGTGTAGTACAAACTGATAACACAGGTGGTGCAGGTACTGCTTATTCAGCTACAAACATTATCTCTAACCTACAGACATTAGTTGCAGCTATTCCTGCTAACGTATATGGTAGAGAAGATTTAAGAATCTATATGAACATGAAAACTTACAGATTCTACATTTCAGCTATCTCTACATTAGGATATGTTAATGCTTACAATATGCAAGGAGATTACATCCCTGTATTTGAAGGTATCACTATCCAACCATGTCCAGGTATGCCAGATGATGAATTAGTTGCTGCTGAAACTTCTAACTTATTCTTCGGAACAGATTTGATTTCAGATATGGGAGCTTCAATCAAAATGCTTGATATGACTGACCTAGATGGTTCAGACAATATGAGAGTAGTTGCTAAGTTCTCAGGAGGTGTACAAGTTGGAGTAGGTTCTGATGCAGTACAACAAAACTAATAACTGATTAAAAGGGAGTAGCTTCGGCTACTTTCTTAACTTTAAAAATAAATAATATGTCTTGTAATTTAACAAAAGGAAGAAATATAACTTGTAGAGATACAGTAGGTGGGATAAAGGCAATTTATTTCGCACAGTTTGATGAGGTTGCTTCTTATGTAACTGCTTCAGGCGAATTGACTGACTTTGACTTAGGTGCTTCTGATGACATATATAAATACACTTTAAAGAGGGGTACTGCTTCTTGTACAGAAACTTTAACAGGTTCTAGCGAGAATGGTACAGTATTTTATACTCCATCAGTTCAAATAATGTTACACAAGTTAACAAAAGAAGATCAAAACCAAGTAAAACTATTAGCTTCTAATAGATTGGTAATCTTTTTAGAATTAAACGAAGTATTGACTGCTAACTCACATAATGTATTGTTAGCTTTAGGATTAGAAAATGGTATGGAACTAAACTCAGGCACAGGTGCTACTGGTGCTGCGTTTGGGGATATGAATGGCTACACTTGGACTTTTGATGGTATGGAAAGAGATCCAATGGTAACAGTAGCTGACTATACTACTACTCCATTAGATAATTCAGCGTTTACTTTCCAAAGCATAGTTACTTCGTAAACTATTGTTTTCATATTTCTTAGAGGACTACTTCGGTAGTCCTTTTTTTTATCAAACAAAAACGACTTTTTTCTATTATATAGTAAGTAAACACATTATGATACACGCAACTTATGGTTCTACTGCAACATTCTACACTACTACGGAAGAAAAACGTATAGATACGGCAGTACCTAAAACACAGATAAGGTATTTATGTAAGTTTACAAATAATATGTCTAAAAGTGTGGTATATGGCTACGGACAAAGTCAATCGGTTAATGATAGATATACTAGCTTTCAAATACTACACAATACGACAGAAGATGTCTATACAGGTGCTATTGATTTTTTACCTAATGGATATTGGACATACGAGATATTTGAAGTATCTTGGCAAGGTGCAAGTGTAGTGTTAGGATCGGGAACTGCACCAGTAAATGAGAATGATATTTTAACACCACCTGCTAACACTAAGGGGGTTGTGAAAGGAAGTGTGGAGAAAGGAAAATTATTAGTATCAGAAGAATCAGGACAAGAAGAAGTACAATATACAGAACATCCTGAACCAAGTGGTACAAATTACATATACGTTAGTTAATAATAAATAAAAAATTATGGTAATAGAAAACAATAATGAATTATTAAGAGAGCAGTTAGGGAAAGGTACTGTAGAAGTATTTACAACTACTGCACAAACAGGTAAAGATTATTATGCAGTACAGTTTGTACTAGAAAGTGTAATATCTAGTTTAACTGTAGCAGATTGTACAGGAGAGAGTAACTTAGTTACTACTATACCTGCTGGTACAACTCTTTTTATGAACATTACGGCTATAACTCTTACGAGTGGATTAGCTATCGGATATAAAGAATAAAATATGTTAGCATTAGCGAACAAGCTATCTCTTAATACTCAACCTATCTATAGGTTTGTAAATAAGTATTCTATTGACTTTGATGGAGTAGATGATAGGATAGTTACTGATGGTGCAGATACAGTTGCACAACCTACTACTTATTCTTTTTGGTGTAAAGCAAGTGAAACAGGGCAAAATAAAGGTGTATTTGGACACGGTGGAAGTAATAGGGGTGCTTTTCATTTTAATTGGTCATCAAACAGACCATTGTTATATTTAGGTGGAAATTACTTTGTATATTGGAATGACAATTCTGCACAAGATGATGGAGAATGGCATCATTGGGTAGTTTATTCAGACCCTAACAATCTAAATAATTGTAAATTATATGTAGATGGAGTTTTACAAACAGTAAATACTACTGAATCATCAGGAAGTTTAAATGCTTACACAGAAAGTTTAACAATAGGTAGCGACAATCAAGTAGGTGGTAATAGTTTTGAAGGACAGATAGATGAGTTTGCAGTTTACGATAGAGAACTCACACAAGCAGAGATTACTCGTATGTATAATACTTACTACTCTCCTAACCGAGTAGCTAATGGTAACTTTGCTCAGATTGGAAACGAAGAAGTAACTAATGGAGATTTTAGTCAGATAGGTTCAGAGCAAGTAACTAATGGGGATTTTGATTCAGGTAGTAATTGGTCTACACCAACAGGTTGGGAAATAATTGATGGTAAATTAAAAGGAACAAATGTAAATGCAGTTTCTTCAACACAGGGTGGACATACATTTTTAAATAAATCTTTTAAAGTAGTTTATACAGTTTCTGATTATGTGCAAGGAGATGTTAGGATATATTTAGGTGGTACGCAGCAAACTCCAAATAGAAGTGCTAATGGTACATATACTGAATATATAACTATTACTACTGCAAATACAACTCTATATATACAGGGTATTAACAATTTTACAGGCTCAATAGACAACATATCAATAAAAGAGGTTGGGCAAGATTGGAGTTTTAATACAGGTTGGAGTATGGGAGATGGTAAGGCATTAGCATTAGCTGTTAATGGAGATTCTTTACAACAAAGTGTAAGTCTTGATAATACTAAGATATATCAAATACAATTTGAAATTAGCGATTATGTAGAAGGAGAAGTTAGAGTTAGATTTGCAGGGGGTGGTAGTGCAGTCAGCACAGCTTATGCTAGTGGTAACAATACTCATACTTTATATTTACAATCAACAGGAAATACACTACTTAGATTACAAGGTCAAAATGATTTTACAGGAAGTATAGACAACATATCAGTCAAAGAAGTAGGGCAGCATTGGACATTAAATGGTACTGCTACTATTTCAGATGGTAAAGCACATATAAATTCTCCAAGTGGAGAGTTAGCTGAAATAACACAAACAGGTTCTTTAGTAATAGGTAGAAATTATAGATTAACTTGTGATTTAGATAAAACAAGTGGAGATACTCAATTTGTTAATGGAGGTACATTTATATTAGTAGATGGTTTTAATACAATAAATTTTACTGCTAATTCAACAAATGTTTATTTTAAAAGAGGTGCAGGTTCTGTTATATCCTCTTTAGACAACATAGTAGTACAAGAACTAAAGCACGATGCTACAAACTTAATGCTTAATGCAGGTGCTTATCAGTCAGCTAATCCACTAATCACTTCTACTAAGAGTATGGAGTTTGATGGTACAGATGATTATTTACAATTAAGCGAACCTTTTAGCTATACTAATCATACTATTACAGGTTGGTTTAAATTAAACATAAATAATGCAACTATAGCAATATTTGATACAAGAGATAGTGGTAATGATGGTATAGTTGTATATATAGATACAGGTGGTCAACTTACATACAGAGTAGGAGATGGTAGTGGTTCAACTATAAATTCTAGTTCTTTAGATATTAATAAATGGTATAATTTTGCTTGTACTTATGATGGCACTACACAAACATTATATCTTGATGGTGTAAATGTATCAAATACAACAACATCAAAAACTATATCTACTACAACTAATGCTGCTATTGGTAAATCAACTTACGTTGATTCAATTTATTTTAATGGTCAAATAACAGAAGTAGGTGCTTATAACAGAGCATTAACTGCATTAGAAGTAGCATCACTATACAATCAAGGAGTACCTACTGATCTATTAGTAAGCAGAGGAGATTATGTAGCTACTAACTTAGTAGGATATTGGAAGATGGGAGATGGTACTAATGATGAGTACCCTGTTATCTATGACCAAACTAATCCTACTAATAGTGCTGATGTTTATGATAATGATATAGATGAAGCAGTAAATGGTGGTGGTTGGACAGATAATGGAGATGGTACTTTTACAGTAACAGGTACAGGTATTGTAAGTACAGGTATAGGTGTAAGAGATACTAATGCTTCGTATTTAACACAAGGTAAAGTTTATAAATGGACTGTAGATGGAGATAATACAACTTTAGCAGTTTACAATTCTGGTTTTGGTTTAGAAGCAAGTGGAACTAGCCCACTTTATTTTACTGCAACTTCTCAAAATAGACTTTACATATCTCCTACTAATGGTATAACTTCTACTTATTCTAATGTACTAATTAAAGAGGTACAAGGCAATAGTGCTTATATGACAAATATGGTAGAGGGTAATATCACTAACCAATATCCCCTAACAAAGATTAGAAACTACTATAGAATGGGAGATGGTATATTAGATGGTTATCCTATCATACAAGACCAAACAAGTCCTAATCTTGCACATATACCTACTACTAATCTTTTACCTTATAGTGAAGATTTTAGTCAATGGACTGCAACAGATTGCAGTATAACAAGTGGGTTTACTGCACCTGATGGAAGTAATACTGCTTATAAAGTTAGTGATAATGGAGCTCCTAATGGTCTTTTATATTATAGTGGTGTTTCGGCAGCAGACCAAGCAAGAACAATATATGCAAGAACTGTTAGTGGAACAGGAACTGCACAATTAACATCATTTAATGGTAATACTAACAATATTTTTAATTTAACAGAAGATTGGCAAAGATTTGAAGTTAATACAACTACTGATGTTGCAACTATATTTTATGCTATAGATTTTAGAGGTAGTGGAACTCTTAGCGAGGTATTATTGTGGGGTGCACAAACTGAAGAACAATCACAAGCTACTGCATACATAAAGTCAGATGGTATAGCAGCAGTAAGAAAATCATCTACTACTAACTTAATAGAATATAGTGAAGATTTTAGTCAAAGTAGTTGGGCTAACTCTAATATTTCTGCATCAATATCAAATGTACTTAGTCCTGATGGCACAAGTTATTCTTATAAACTAACAAATAATGCAGTAAGTGGAAATCACTTTCTTAGAGATACTATAACAGTTACAAATGGATTACCTTATACCTTAAGTGTTTTTATTAAAAAAGGCACAAGAGATATTGTTTCTATTTCTGATGGTTTTAATGTTAATGTTTTAGCAAGTTTTGATTTAACAAACGGAACTGTAACAAACGCATCTGCTACAAGTTCAAGTATTGAAAGTCATAATAATGATTGGTTTAAATGTATTGCTACTATGACACCATCAAGCACTACTTTAGGTTTTATGATTATGAGTGGAACTGTGTATGCAGGAACAGATGAAAGTGGAGATTTTTATGTTTGGGCTGCACAGGTAGAACAACAAACCCAAGCAGAAAAGTATGCTAAGACAACAGGATTACCTGTAACAATAGATTTATTTACAGAAAACAACTATGGTACTATGACAAATATGTCTGCATCAGATATAGTAGAAGATACACCTTAAAAAATTAAAATTATGATATATACAACACCAAACACAAGTTTATTGACTGAAGTAGATGCAGAAGGAAACCCTGTATGCGACTTTTCACAAATAGTAGAAGATTCTCCTGCAACTGTAAGAAAGTCATTAGATGGTACATTATTTATTGCTAAATTTATGGGCGAAACTCCATCTTTTTTAGAGGGGTTAGACCAATATACTCACGAGGAGATATTAGCAATAGTAAGAGGTTCTGATTGGACACCTGAACAAGAATAAAATTAAATTATGGAAAATATACTAAGTGTAGATTTATCAAGTGAAACAAGTCCTGTCGTACAAGAAGTACGAGGGAGAGAATATATAGAGTATGGTACTGAGCATTGGAGAAACCTTTACCCTCAGTTCTTAATTGATCTATATTATAATTCTAGTACACACGCAGCTATTATAAATACTACTGCTGAGATGATTGCAGGAGAGGACATTGTAGTAGATGAAAGCGAAAACCTAGATCAATTTGTTAAACTTAAAAAATTCTTTGCTGAAGCTAATGGTAAAGAAACACTACACGAAGTAATTAAAAAGATTTCATTTGACTTTAAACTACAAGGGGGATTTGCTTTACATATTATATGGAATAGAGCAAAGACAGAAATAGCTGAGATACACCATGTACCTGTAGAGAGAGTAAGAGCAGCAAAACCTAATGCTATGGGTAAAGTAGATTGCTACTATGTTTGTGCAGATTGGAGTAACACAAGAACTAACAAACCTATGAAGTTAGCAGCTTTCAATACTAAGGATAGAACTAATCCTAGTCAGTTATTATATACAGGTTTATATAGTCCTAATATGGACATCTATCATACTCCTGATTACTTAGCTGCAAACAACTGGGCATTAGTAGATCAAAGAGTTGCTGAGTTTCATCTCAATAATATCTCTAATGGTTTTTCGGGATCGTATGTAATCAGTTTCGCAAACGGAATTCCATCTCAGGAAGAAAGATTTCAAATAGAGAGAAGTTTAGCTGAGAAGTTTACAGGGGCTAGTAATTCAGGAAAGTTTGTACTTACGTTCTCAGATGATAAAACTAGAACTCCTGAGATTACACCAATTACTGTAGCAAATCAGGACAAACAATATCTTGCACTCCAAGAACTTCTCGTACAAAACATACTTACAGGTCATAGAGTTACTTCTCCTATGCTTATGGGTATTAAAAACGACACAGGACTAGGTTCTAATGTTGATGAAATGAATGCAGCTTTTGAGATATACTTAAACACAGTTGTAATACCTTTCCAAAAACACATAGTAAAAACACTATCTAAGATTTTTGAAATTAATGGTATTAATATACCTTTTTCATTTGTACAAGCTAAACCTATTACATCTAAGTTTACTATAGAAGATATGAAGGAAGTAATGACACAAGATGAGATTAGAGAAGAACTAGGTCTAAAACCTTTAAATGATGAAGAACTAACGGCAGAAGATGAAGATAACTACAACTTAGAAAAAGATTGTGATTGCAGCAAAAACATAGGAACTTGTGATAAAAATTGTTTAGACAAAGAATGTGATTGTGGTAAAGGCAAAGACAAGTGCGACAAGAGTTGTTATGAAAAAACTGAGTTAGATGCTTTCTTAGAAACTGTAGAAGATATACCTGAAGGTTGGGAACTAATAGATGAAGAAGTAGTAGATGGAGAACACGCAGATTTTGACTTTGAAGAAGAACTAAATCAGATAGCTAGTGAGAAAGTAGAGTTAGCTACTACAGGAGTTGCAAGACCTGACAGTAAATCTGAGCAAGATGGTATATCTAAAAAAACATACGATTACTATAGAGTTAGATATGTATATGCAGAAGATAACTTTTTAAGTAGAAAATCAGGAAAACAAAGAGATTTCTGTCAAAAAATGATGGCTGCTAAAAAACTATATAGAAAAGAAGATATAGCTAGAATGTCTACTAAAAGAGTTAATCCAGGTTGGGGTAAAGGTGGTGCAGACACTTACGATATATTTTTATACAAAGGAGGTGGAAATTGTCATCACTTTTTCCTAAGACAAATATACAGAACAGAACTAGGTATATCTGTAAGTACAAAAATTAAAGATGCAGATTTAGTAGGATATACTAAAGCTAGAAGTGAAGGGTTTACTGCTAAGAAAAACGACAAGAGAGTAGCAATAGCACCTAAGAGAATGAAAAATAACGGATTCGTAAAAAAGAGATAATATGGCATATGTACTATTTATATCAGAAGATAAATTAAAGGACTCTACATCTATAAGTTTAAACGTTGATCCTGAGTTCTTACTTCCATTCATTAAACAAAGTCAAAAACTTTATGTAGAGACCAAGCTAGGCACACATCTTAATAATAAATTAAAAGACCTTATAATAGCAGGTACAATTAATGATCCTGCTAATGCTAATTACAAAACACTATTAGATACTTACATAGGAGATTATTTGCCCAATATGGCTTTATTCCACGCAATACCTTTTTTACGTTTTAAGATAGAAAATGGTAACATATACTCTAAGACATCAGAAAATGGAGTTGCTTTAACAACAGAAGAAGCACAACATTTAAGAAGTGAAGTATTAAATACAGGAGAATATTATATGGAACGGATGATTGACTATATTAAAAACAATATAAGTTACTTTCCTGAATACTCACAAAATTCTCGTGAGGATGTATCTCCTGATAGCAACGCATACTATGCAGGAATGAATTTAGAAAGACCACAAGGACAAGGTAACAAGATTACTTTAAGAGATTTTTTAACACCTGATCTTACATAATGAAGAAAAGATATAAAGTAAAAGAAGTAAATAAGATTAAATTAAAAACATATTTGACAAATGCCAATACAAAAAACAGTACAGGACACTCTAGAAGTAGCAGCAATAAACGGAACAGTCCTAAGTGTAACAACATTTTCTAATTTAGAACTAGCACTAAAGATTATACTGCTAGTTATTTCTATTGCGTACACGATAGATAAATGGTATAATCAAAAGAAAAGAAATGCCAAAAAAAATTAAATCTTATACAATCATTAAAAAAACTCCTACAAAACGTAAAGGAGTACATTCTAAAAATGCTTCCAAAGGTCAAGTTGGTTTCAAGAAAAAAAGTAGAGGGCAAGGTTAATCTTGTTCTTGAGAGAGAAATATTTACAGATAATTCTATAATAGGTAGATTGTATCTGAATAAAGAATATGTATGTGATACCTTAGAAAATCCATACATTAATAATGAACGCAATATAAGTTGTATACCTGAAGGTAAATACAATGTTAGGATGCGTACACCGAGAGAGAGTGCTACAAGAGATTATTTACATCTTTTAGTACAGGAAGTACCTGATAGAAGTTATATCTTATTTCACAAAGGTAATAGACCTGAACATACACAAGGTTGTATTCTAGTAGGAATGAACAATGAACAGGACTATGTTAGTAAGTCAAGTTATGCTATGGACTTTTTGATGAGGAGAATACTTAATTTAGGTGGCGAGAATATTAAATTATTAATAAAAAATAAATAAAATGAAAGAGTATTTAATAATGACAATGTTAAAATCAAAGAAAGTATGGTACACTATAGCAGCTATTGTAGTACCTTTTATAGCAAGATCATTAGGTGTAGATGAAGTTCACGTAAGCGAAATATTTTGGGCTTTATTAGCACTAATAGGAGTTACAGGTTTACAGGACTTCGGTAAGGATGCGAAGTAATAGATACAGATTAAAACCACACGAGGTTGTGGCTTTACAAAAAATGAGGGAAGCTGACACTAGAAACATTCTAGTTGTTGGCGACCTTCATATTCCTTTTGAATTAGATGGGTATTTTGATTTTTGCTTAGAACAATACGAAACTTACAACTGTAACCATGTAATTTTTATAGGAGATATTTTAGACAATCATGCTTTTTCATATCATGAAGCTGATCCTGATGGTTTATCGGCAGGTAAAGAATTAGAATTATCTATAGAAAAAGTTAAAAAATGGCATGATGCTTTTCCTTATGCAGATGTCTGTATTGGCAATCATGATCGTTTAGCTGCAAGAAAAAGTTTTACAGGTGGTATACCTAAAGCATGGATTAAAACATATAATGAAGTATTAGGAACTCCTACTTGGAATTGGGTAGAAAGCATAGTATATGATGATGTACTTTTTGAACATGGAGAAGGAGGTCAAGCGAAAACAAAAGCAAAGAATAACCTAATGTCAAGTGTGTGTGGGCATACACATACTGAAGCATATACAATTTGGTTTGTCGGAAAACGATATAGAGTGTTTGCAAGTCAGACAGGTTGTGGTGTAGATAGTTCAAGTTATGCAGCAAATTATGCTAAAAACTTTAAGAAACAAGCAATAGGATGTCTTGTTGTACTAAACAATGGTACACTACCTATTAACCTTTTAATGCCCTTATAATCAATAACTTATATATATTAACATTCTAATTGTTAATAACTTATTTAATTACTTTGTTAATTAGCAAGTTAATTATTTGTATATTTGTACCATAAAATAAAAATTATGAAAACAAACTATACAGTAATTAATAAAAAGTCAAACAATAGACATATACTTAATAATAAAGAAAAAGAAAACTTTTATAAAATTCAATGTAAGTATGATTATTACGAATTAAAAGAAGAAAAAGAATCATTCTTAGAAGAACTAGGTTTAGGTTTTTTAGCAGTAGCAATAGTTATTTGTCTAACTGAAATTATAATGCAATGGATTTAAATTACGAAGATTGGTTAAAAGGAACTTACGAGCATTGTATTGATCCTACATTAAATATATACGTTGATGAAGATACAAGATGTGTTATATGTGGAGATTATGATGAGTGTGGTTGTGAAGAAGAATGGAGTAATAAAAGTAACTGCTGCGAAGCAAAGATGGACACAGATTTAAAAATCTGTAGTAAATGTGGAGAGCATTGTGAAAGTGCTTGGGAATATGATAATAATTTAATAAATAAATAAATATGAAAAATAGTAAAGTAGTAAACGTACAAGGTTCAGGGATGTTTAAAGAACTATATGTATTTGAAGTAGAATTAGATAACGGAGATGTAGGTAAAATATATCGTAAGTCAAATGATTCTAAATTGTCTAATGGTCAAGATATTTCTTATACCATAAACGACAAAGGAAGTATTAAGATTGTAACAGATTATCAAAAGAATAATCAAAGTCAGTCAAGTCCTAAACAAGATGATGTACAGAAACTTATTGTAAAGCAGTCAAGTTTAAAAGCTGCCGTTGATTATGATAATAAATGTACACCTGAAGATGTACTTAAAAATGCACAAATGTTTTATGAATGGGTATGGGGATTAACTCCTACACAAAGTAAAATAAATAAAGTAGCTGAAAAGATAGATTCAGATTTACCATTTTAATATGACAGATAGAGAACAATTTGAACTAATTTGCGACCTTACTACAGAGATGGTAGGGTTGCAACAAGGTTCTTTAGCTTTTAATACAAGAAAACAAGAAGTGCTAATACCTAGAATGGTAGCATCAGTAATAGGAATAATAGCTAAAGATATTCACGTAACTGTTATAGCAGATATAATTAAAAAGGATCGTACTTCTGTATTGCATTATAAGAACTCACATAAATCTAATTATGATAGTTTTCCTTATTATAGAAATATCTTTAATAAAGTATATAATGCTTATACTGAATCTGAAAAGATTAAAGTAGTTTTTCCTAATAGACACGAATTATGTAAATGTTTAATAGATGCAGGTATAAAGATTTCTGCTAAACCACAAGTTAAAATTAAGATAACAAGTGGTAAGGCAAAATATATGCTACCAACGACCTATTTGGATTTTTCAAAAAATATTGATATAATTAAACACGCATTTAGAGAAGTTGATTACTCTACAGAAATTATAACATTATGAACGAAAAACCAAGCTACTACGCAATAATACCTGCAAACGTAAGGTACTCTGATCTTAAACCTAATGCTAAATTATTATACGGAGAGATAACTGCATTAAGTAATAAGCACGGCTTCTGCTTTGCTTCTAACAATTACTTTGCTGAATTATATAACGTAAATAAAAATACTATAAGTTCTTGGATTTCAGAACTTAATAAAAAAGGTTTTATAACAGTTAAAATAGAAAGGGATTTAAGGAACGTAATCACGAAAAGATGTATAGGTATACTGCGAAATGCGAACCACCCTATACCGAAAATCACGGAGTATAATAATACAAGTATTAATACTACAAGTAATAATATATCTAAGAGGGAAGGTTTTATTAATCACGTTATGTTTTTTGATTACCCTAAACAAATGAAACAAGAGTTTATAGATTATTGGACAGAAAAAAGTTCTGATAGAGTTAATGCTAAAATGAGATATGAGAAACAAGCTACGTTTGATGTTAAGTTGCGACTTTCTCGTTGGGCAAAAAATTCAGCAAAGTGGGAAAGTAAAAAGACAGGAACTTCAAAATTAGATGCACAGATAGATGAATGGCAAAAAGCAAAGAACTTAATATGATAAAAGAATATAAGCAGATGATATACTTAGAAAAGCTATATAAAAAAAATACTATAGATTTGGATAACTATTTTAAGTATAGTGGAAAGTTAGAGATAGGTAAAAAATTTAAAGAACCTAAAGGAGATTATGTATATGTACATAGGAGATTAATAAAAAATGATATGTCTAAATATAAATTTAAAAAAAATAAAAATGGATAAATTAGATTTTAACGAAAACATTATAGAAGATTTAAATTTAACTGAATTACAAATTTTAAATATTATTTCTAAATGGTACACAAATGGTATGATGCCTGATATTATATGGGATTGTGAGTGTAGAGAATTAGATGAGATAGTAGAAGATTTATTTTTTCAAAAATTAGAAGAAGAAAATTTAATAAAAAGTATAAAATTATGAAAACATTAGAAAACGAAAACTTAAAAGAACTAACAGAAAAAACATTAGACCTAATTGCTAAGACATCAGTAGAGTTAGGACACAGGGCAGATGCTAAAACAATGGCATCACTTGCAAAGATATTAGCTGAAGATTTACAAAAAGAAAATAGATTTAGAAGAATGTATTTTAATCAAATACAAGATTCTTTTTATCAAGGAGTAAGGTTTTGTAATTTTGATCCTTTTCTTAATATAAGAACTTTCTATCGTTGGATAATAGAACACAAGAAAAGAATATCTGATGCAATTTATAGGACTGAAACTTTGAAGCAGAAGAATGTAGAATTTTATCAACCACAATTAAAACAAATAAAATGAAAACAATAACTATAACACAAGATGAAATTAAAACTGCAACTGATGCAATTAAATGGCATCTTAAAAACTATGGACATATAACAACGTGGGAAGCTATAACTGAATATGGATATACAAGATTACCTGATGTTATATATAAATTAAAAAAACAAGGTTATAATATACATACTACTGAAATAGTAAAAACTTCAAGATTTGGTATGAAAACAACTATAGCTAAATATCTATACTTTAAACCAAAACCACAATACGAACAAAAATTAATATGGGGGTAAAGAAACCTATAAGCAAACTAAAAAAAGAGTTAGACAAATGGTTTAGCTTATACATTAGATTAAGAGAAGCTACTGATACAGGTGCAGCACAATGCTTTACTTGTGGTAAGGTTGCACATTATAAATCAGGAGGTATGCAATGTGGTCATTTTCAATCTCGTAGACATAATGCTACTAGATGGGATAATAAGAATTGTCAAGTACAATGTGTTAAGTGTAATATGTTTGGACAAGGAGAGCAGTATAAGTTTGGAATGTATTTAGATGCTAAGTATGGACTAGGAACTTCTGAAGAATTAGAAATATTATCTAAACAACCTTTTAAAATTAGCAGGATTGATTATGTAAATTATATTAGTTATTACAAAGACATTGTTAATAAAATAAAAAAGGAAAAGAATATAGAGTAATTAATTTTCTATATTTGATTATGGAGAAACCAATATTTGCAAACACTACACATCAAATAGTTGTAAACGATTATTTAAACCTGATGTTATCATTTGTAAAAGAGATTTCTTCAGAAACAAAATATAATAATTTTAAAGAAGTATTGCAGGTTATTATAGAATATCATAATAGTTATGGTAAAGATGTAGATCAAGGTAATTGGGATGATTGGCTAACACTTATACCTTCACATACTTCAGTAATGGTAAATGGATATTTTGCAGGAATACAAACAAAAAGAAATTTAGAAGCTATAAGAGCATACAAGCTATTACTAGACAATGCTTTAGAAATGGTTGTAAGAGATTTAAGAGATATAAAGAATAACAATGAATAAAATATATCAAGCAGTAGCAGATTGTAGAGAAACATTTGTAGAAATGTCATACACCTACTCGCAAGATATAAATGAAATAGAAGAATGTGTACAAGAATGTCTTATGTATTTTCTGCAAATGAATCCTCAAGTCCTAAAAGATATATACAATAAAGATGGACAGAAAGGTTTAATAAGATATGGTGCAGTAGTATTAAGAAGAAGTTTTACATCAGTAAGAAGTCCTTACTATTATAAGTACAAGAAATACTATACTAACTTAGATGCACAGGCAAGTAGTATAACATATGACATAACAGAAACAGGAGAAATGTCAAACGAGAAACATTTATACAATATACCTAATCCTGAAGAATACCAACAATGGCAAAAGCTAGAACTTATCGATAAGGCATTAGAAGATATATATTGGTACGATGCTTCGGTTTTTCGATTGTACTATTACGAGGGTAATACACTAACAGGTCTAGCAAAGAAAACAGGTATAAGTAGAAATAGCTTGTTCACGACTATAGACAAAGTAAGAGAATATCTAAAAGAAAAATTAGATGATTAATATTACAAACGAAGATAATATGGAGTTAATGTCAAGATATGAGGATAATCATTTTGACTTAGCAATAGTTGATCCACCTTATGGAATAAATGCAGACAAAAAAAATAGTGTTAAAAAATTACAATCAAATAAATCAAGTGCTTTAAGTAAAGATTATGGAAATCAAGAATGGGATTTTGATATTCCAGATGATAATTATTTTAAACAATTAAAAAGAGTTAGTAAAAAACAAATAGTTTGGGGAGCTAATTTTTTTAATCTACGAGGTGGAATGTTATATTGGCATAAAAGAGTTACAATGCCAACTTATAGCCAAGGAGAATTGGCTTGGTTGTCTTGGTTAAAAAAAGTTGATTTTGTTGATATTGCATGGCATGGTATGATTCAGCATGATATGAAAAACAAAGAGATAAGAATACACCCAACACAAAAACCAGTAAAACTTTATGAATGGTTACTTATGAACTACGCAAAAGAAGGAGATAAGATTTTAGATACACATCTTGGAAGTGGCTCAATAGCAATAGCTTGTCATAACTTAGGTTACGACCTTACTGCTTGTGAGCTTGACAAAGAATATTATGATGCAGCTATAAAAAGATTAAATGAACATACTGCACAACTAAGAATATTATGAGTAATTTTTTTGTTAAAAACGAGGTGTATGAAGAACGTATAGCATTATGTAGAGAGTGTGTATATTACTTTAAACCTACAGGTACTTGTAAGGTATGTCTTTGTTTTATGAAAGTAAAAGCTAGAATAGGAATTATGGAATGTCCTCAGAAGTATTGGAGTAAAACAACAGAAGTAGAAAGACCTGATGATATACCTGAAGAATTAATAGAAGAATGTCTTTTAATTTGGGATGATATAAAGACAGGAGTAGCAAAAAACGTAACAGTAAAAAAGAAAATGGTCGAACTGTACAACACAATATATGGTACTAGATACAAACCTACTAGTAATTGTGGTACTTGTCTAAACAACTGTTTTCAAGGAATTAAACAAATAAAAGAAAAATATGGATAAAAGAATACCTGATTATTATATAGGAAAGAATTATAAATACGAAGCTAGGAAAGTTGTATCTGATTGGGAACTTTCTTACAATGTGGGAAACGCAGTAACTTATTTGTTAAGGGCAAATTTTAAGCATAATAGACCTGAAGAATGTATAAAGAAAGCTATTGCACATTTGGAGTTTGAGTTAGATGATTTAAAACTAAATAAGGGAGAGTAGGCATATTGCCACTAATAATATATTAAATGTTTTTTTACTCTCCTTTATTTTTAAACTAAATACTATGTTAAAATATCAATGTAATGAATGTGGTAATACTAAGGACTTAGCTAAAGCTACATTAGAAGTAGTGGGTGGTAAAGTTAGAACTCGTGAGGCACAATGTGAATGTGGAGAATATATGCAGGAGATAGCTAAAGAGTTTGGTGGCTTTCCAAGTATAAGAAGAACAGAACCATCACTAAGTAAAAGAAAAGATAGAATGTGGAAAGAAACTAAAGAGAAGTTTACAAGCTAATGAAATTTGTAATTCACGATAAAAAAGATAAGATGCAATTAGTAAACTATTTAAAAGATATGGAAAGTCCATATACTGTAGAGGTTAAGAAACACAGAAACACAAGATCAAACGTACAGAACAATTACTATTGGAAATGTATAGTACAAGTATTAGCTGAAGAATTGGGCTACTTTAATGATGAAATTCATGATATTTTAAGGGCTAAGTTTCTGAATGAATGGGAAATGATAGAGATAAACAATAACAAAATAGGACTAAACAAAATAGTAAGTACAACATCTTTAAATACTAAAGAGTTTGAGAATTATACAGAAAAGATTAGAATATGGGCATTGTCTGATCTAGGGATAAGATTAATGCTACCAAACGAATACCAATAATTTCTATTATATAATAGAATTGAATAATCAATTTAAATCAATTATGGACAAGAGAATAAACAATGGTGGTAAAAGAGAGGGTGCAGGTCGTAAAAGTAAAGCAGAAGAACAAAAGCTAATAGAGAACTTAACACCTATGAACCCTGATGCTCTAAAGTCATTAGAGATAGGTTTAAAGAATAAAGAACAATGGGCAGTAAAGTTATTCTTTGAATACTTTTATGGTAAACCACAACAAAGAGTTGATGTAACGAGTAATAGCGAAACATTAAACATACCAATAATAAACTTCGTTGAATCCGAAACTGAATAAAAAGTATAGTGCATTATTTTCTTCTGACTGTAGGTATTATATAATTACAGGTGGGCGAGGATCAGGTAAGTCCTATGCAGTTACAGTATTCTTAACACTACTTACTATGTCGCAAGGTGTAAGAGTATTGTTTACAAGATATACTATGGTTTCTGCTCACTTATCTATTATACCTGAGTTTTTAGAAAAGATAGGTATATTAGGTTTAGATACAATCTTTAGTATAAACAAATCAGAAGTAGTCAATACATCTACAAAGAGTGATATACTATTTAGAGGTATTAAGACATCATCAGGTAATCAAACTGCTTCTCTTAAATCTTTACAAGGTATTAACTGTTGGGTACTTGATGAAGCTGAAGAACTTATTGATGAGAATATATTTGACACTATAGACCTTAGTATTAGAGAAAAGAAAGTACAAAATAGAATCATCTTAGTATTAAACCCTGTAACTAAAGAACATTGGATATATAAACGATTCTTTGAGGAGAGAGGTGTTTTAAGTGGATTTAACGGCATTAAGGACAATGTGTGCTATATACACTCTACGTATTTAGATAATAAAGCTAACCTATCTAAAAGTTTCTTAGAAAGGATTTATAGAATTAAAAGCACTAACATTAAGAAGTATCAACACAAAATCTTAGGTGGTTGGTTAGATAAAGCTGAAGGGGTTGTATTTGAGAACTGGACAATAGGAGAATTTAATCCTGATAACTTACAGACATCTTGTGGTATGGACTTTGGGTTTTCTGTTGATCCTGATTCACTAACAGAAGTAGCTATAGATAAAAAGAAAATGAAGATATATATTAGAGAGCATATATATCGTAATGGTTTAAAATCACACGAGTTAGCTAAGATAATATTAGAGAAGGTAGAAAACAAGCTAATTATAGCAGATAGTGCAGAACCAAGATTAATAGAAGATTTAAGACACTTAGGAGTAAACATAAAACCTGTAAAGAAAGGAACTATAGAAAGTGGTGTAACTCGTATGCAAGATTATCAGTTAGTAGTTACTTCTGAATCAACAAACATAATCAAAGAGTTAAACAATTATGTCTATGCAGACAAAGGTAGTAAGTTATATGTAGATAGCTATAACCACGCAATAGATGGTATAAGATATAACGTAATATATCACTTAGACAATCCTAATGCAGGTAGATATTTCGTACAATAAGAAAAGGTGCAACTCCGAAGAATTACACCTTTGAAAAACAAAAACTTTTTGAAAACTCGGCAAACATAACGATTTTAAACTAAATAACAAATAATTCTATTATATATTATGCAAGTAAACATTAAGAAGGATGGTAAGAAAAATACTTACAATCTAATTAAGAGTTGGGATGATGTAACACTTGAAAAATGGGCTAAACTTATTGATGGTAATAATAAGTCAAAACCTAAAGAAGCATTAGATACGATAACTATGTTATCAGATATACCGAGAAAACTTGTAAAAGAGTTAAGTATAAATGATGTATCTAATATTTTAAACAGGGTAGCTGAGTTGCAAAACAAAGCTAAAGGTAGGTTAAAGAAGATAGTTAAGGTAGATGATGTAGAGTATGGGTTTCATCCTGATCTGTCTGAGATAACACTCGGAGAGTACGCAGACATAGAAACATACATACAAGCAGGAATAGAAAACAACCTAGCTAAGATGATGGCAGTTCTTTATAGACCAATAGTTGAGAAGAATGGTAAACACTATACTATAAAGAGATATGATGGTAGCGAGGTTAGGATGAGGGCAGAGAAGTTTAAGAAGATGAAAGCAATAGATGTAAATAGTTGCTTGGTTTTTTTTTGGACTTTAGGCAACGAACTATCAACGATTTTGCCGTTGTATTTGATGGAACGGATGAAGGAAATGAAACAGTCAGTACAGATGAAAAGTTCGCAAAGAAGTGGGGATGGTTTGGAGTAATGTATAGATTGACAAATGGAGATATAAGTAAATTAGGTGCTATAACAAATATGAACTTATATGAATGTTTAACTTGGCTAACTTATGAAGTTGATTTAAACGAAACAAAAAAAGTTAAGAGATGACACACTTTAAGAATTATAACAATACAATAGATACTCTAAAGCAGTTAGGAGATAATCAGTATCAAATTAAAACTGTAACAACAGGAGATATATTTGAAATTGACTTAGAAAAGAATACTCTATATCCATTAATGCACATCAATCCTGTAAACGCAGTAGCACAAAATAATCAAATGACTTTAAACTTTCAGATATTTATAATGGACTTAGTATTTCCTGATCAATCAAATGAACAAGAAGTATTATCAGATTGTTTAAGTATTTGTAATGACTTGATAGGCACACTAAAGAACGGAGAGAGTTTATATTTGTCTAATGCAAGTCAAGGAGAAAGTCCTGCATACTTTACAGAAGGAGATATAACAATAGAGCCGTTTACAGAACGATTTGATAACTCAGTAAGTGGATGGGTGTTTACATTACCAATAATAATAGAGAATGATTACAACACTTGTATAGCACCACAAGCTACAACTTATGCAGGTAAATAATGTTTAAAATAAAAATAGGAAAATTAACAATACAATTAATACCACCGAAGATTACTTATGAACTATGAAGATATATTAGAGAAGCTAGAAGAAATTAGTATAGGACTAGAAAGCTATAACGACTATCCTGATTCAGCTAGTAACAACGCAAAGAGAGCAATAGAATACAAAGAAAAAAACGGAAGTGATTGTGGTACTAGAGTAGGATGGACTAGAGCAGGACAACTAGCAAGAAAAGAAAATATTAGTAGAGATACTATAGCAAGGATGGCTTCATTTAAAAGACATCAACAAAATAAAGATGTACCTTATAGCGAAGGGTGTGGGGGTATAATGTGGGATGCTTGGGGTGGTACTTCAGGAATAGAATGGGCAATAAATAAATTAAAACAAATAGATAATAAATAATTATGGCAGATTTAACGACAACAGTAACAGAGAATGTTACAATTAATGGAAGTGTTAGGGGAAGCACAAATACAGTAACTACAACAGGTATAAACAACGTTTATGAGAGAGTAGTAACGTGTACGACTTCACAAACTACACACATAGCAGCTTTTGATACTAACTCTTATGGTTCAGCAGTACAGATAGACAAAGAAGATGTTAGATATATTAGAGTAACTAACTTAGATTCTACGAACTCATTAGAACTAGCAGTAGTAGGTGCAGCTACATTATACCAAGTATTACTTAAGGCAGGACAATCACATATCTTATGTGCAGCAGAAGATGTAATGTTAGCAGAAGCAGATACATCTCCTAGCTTTGGTACTATGGCAGATTTAACTAGCTTACAGGTTAATCCTGCTGCTACTTTAGATGTAGAAATATTTGTTGCTAGTGTGTAATGGAAGCATTGGAACGATACTTAAATAGTTTCGGTAAGTATGTAGTAAAACAATCTAGGGCTAACCTAACAAGGAAGAAAAAGAATGTTAGTAAAGAATTGTATAACTCCTTAGAATTTAAAGTTGTAAAA